CTCTGCATTTACACGCGCGAGGAAACTGTGACGCCGGCAACGATTGCCGCGCCACGGCTTCAGATGCGGGAGTTGCAGTTGGTCATTGATGGCTATGCGGTGGCGACATCTAACCTTGACAATACGCTTGACCAAATAGCGCTTGAGGTTGAGGAGGCGATGGCTGGCGATGTGACGCTGAACAGCCTTGCAAAGACGATTGTGTTGCAATCGGTCGATGCGGATTATAGCGACGAAGGCGAGCGACCGGCTGGCATGGTGCGCCTTCTATATGTTATCGAATACGCAGCGCTTGAGAACGATCTGGAAACCGCACAATGAGGTTGGTGACATGACAAAAAGACTTTCGGTATATCCGCCCAAGGGTGGTTTGCCTGTAGAAATTTCTGAGGATCAGATTGATCTTTATGAAAGCCGAGGCTGGACCCAAACCCCGCCGAAACCTGAACCAGCCAAAGCTGGTACAACTGCCAAAGGAGGCAAAAACTAATGGCTACTTTTGTTGGCAACGGCGGGACTGTCCTGGCCGGAAGCGATGCGATCGGGGAGCTGCGCAGCTACTCGGTTGAAGAAACCGTTGAGACCATTGATGACAGCGTCATTGGTGACAGCTACCAAACTCACAAGGGCGGACTGAAATCTTGGTCTGGCTCTGCTGATGTCTACTTCGATGACGGCGACACGGCCCAGCAGGCGCTGACCGTTGGCGCGAGCCTTATCATCTCTTTTCAAATGGAAGGCGCTGGGGCTGGAGCGCACAAGCTATCCGGCACGGCGACCGTTGACACTCGGTCCATCAGCGCCGCGTTTGATAACATGGTTGAAGCGTCAATCACGTTCACAGGCAACGGTGCTTTGACTGAAGGCACTGTCTAACCAAAACCCCTGCCCGGACAATCTGGGCAGGGGATACTTCGGGAGAATGTTATGACTAAAAAAGACGACGACGCGCCGAGCGTCATCAGCAGGATTACGCAGCATTATGAGGCTCAGGGCGTTCGCACGATCGAGGTTCCAGAGTGGGGCGACAATGATGGCCCGCTTGTTATCTATACCGCGCCATTCACTCTGCGCGATCAAAGCCGCATTGATTTCGCTACGCGCAAAAGCGAATCGAATGTTGACGCGCTGGTCGAAGTGCTTATTCAGAAGTGCCAAAACCCTGATGGCTCGCGGATGTTCACTGTTGCGGATAAAAAGGCACTGAGAGAAAAAGCCGACGTTGACGTTGTGTCTCGCGTCTGCACTGAAATCATGGGGCCGACCACGGAGCAACTGGAAAAAAACTGACGGAAGACGATCAGCGCCAGTTTAAGTTCGCACTGGCTGATCGTCTGAGGATGACGGTCTCAAGGCTTGAGACTGAAATGACCGTTAGTGAATTTGTCGAGTGGTCGATCTGGTATAAACTGAAAAACGAGCGGAACGCATAGGAGTTTGTAATGGCCACCCAGCAGATGAAAATCGACCTTACGGCCAAGGACAAAACCGGCAACGCGTTCCGCTCGCTCAATGCTCGGCTTGAGAAGACGCGCAAGGTTGCCAAGTCTGTCGTTGGGGTTATTGCAAAAGTAGGCGCGGCAGCAGTTGCGCTTGGTGCTGGGTTCGTTGTGGCAACTAAAAAGGCGCTTGAGTTTGCCGACAGCATAGCCAAGACGGCTGACAAGGTTGGTATTAGCACGGACGCACTTCAGAAATATCGCTACGCTGCTGATCTCGCTGGCGTGTCAAATGGTGAGCTTGATAAAGCGTTCGACAAGCTCAACAAGTCAATCGGCGAGACGATCAACGATGGCACGGGCGCCGCGTTTGATGCGTTTGAACAGCTTGGCCTTTCATCTGATTTAATGTCTGGAAGGCTGCGCGGCACTGAGCCGGTCTTTCTGGCGGTTTCCGATGCGTTGGCTCAGGTTGATGACCACAGCCAACGAGCGGCTTTGGCGGCTGACATATTTGGCCGATCTGGCACCAAGCTGATTAACCTGATGAAGAACGGCAGGGGCGATATTAAAGCGGCTGGCGATGAGTTTGAGCGGTTTGGTGGGGTTATAGAAGAAGGAACGCTTCGCAGTTCCGAGAAGGCGATCGACGCAATCACCCGCTTGACGACGTTGATGCAGAGTAAATTGACAAAAGCGCTGGCGGACAATGCGGAATTGATTGCTGATTTTGGTGGCAAGTTATTGCAAAATCTGCCAATTTTAATCGAAAGAATGTATCGGTTTGCCGAGGCTATTGGCCTTGTGTCAAAGCGCATAACTTTGGACACCGCTTTTGCCAATTTGCAAGATTTGCAGACCCAGATTGATTCGGCTTTACAGGGTCTGAACAACGCAAAAGGCAAAGCGGAAAAACAAATTGCGGAAAATATTTTAAAAGAATTGAGGGCTGAAAGAGAGGCGGCATTAAAAATCTACAAAGATATTTTAGACGCCAGTGCATCTGGCGGTCCTAGCAAACCTACGATGCCTTTTAAGCCACCCAAACCGACGGCGCGCGGCGGATTGGGATTAAGCCCGGCTGATAGAAAAAAAGCAGATGAGGCGGCAGCAGCCTTAGCAAAAAGAGAAGAAGAAACGCGAGCCGCGTTGGAGCGGATATCCGGCATTCAGAATGAAATCTTGAAAAGCGCCCAGGACACAGCCGCAGCCGCTGGGTTTGAACTTGAATATGCGAACGCATCCGAGGCTGTCAAAAACCGGGCGATCGCGGTTGCTCAAATTGAAAACAGGTTAAAGGCTGAAGGCATCACTCTGAGCGATGTACAGCGCGAGCAGTTGGAAGCCGCGCTTGACCTGACGCAGCAAAGGCAACAAACGCTGGCGCTGATAAAGTTGGACGAGCAGGCAAGGATTGAGGCGGCTGAAAAGCTCAAAGAGACCCAGCGCCAAGCCAACGAACTAATCAAGACCGGGCTTCAATCCATGCAGGATGGGCTGACCGGGCTGATTGATGGTACGCAGACATGGAAACAGGCGCTCGGCGGAGTGCTGCGGACTGTCATTAACATTGTGGCAAAAATGGGCGAGACATCAACGGGCGGGTTCAGCTTTGGAAAACTAGCCTCTGGGCTGGGGTCGCTGTTTGGAGGCGGCTCGGTTATTGGCGGTCAGCCAATTCCTGTCAGTGGTCCGAACATCATGCACACCGGCGGGAAGATCGCCGGGCCTAATGGGCGAATGGCGGGCCTGCGCTCTGACGAGCGGATGATTATTGGCCAAACCGGCGAGCGGGTTTTGAGCCGAGGCCAGACGGCCCAGGGTGACAGCGGGGGCGTGGTTATTAACCAAACCATCAACCTTTCCACTGGCGTCCAGCAGACCGTTCGGGCCGAGGTGATGAGCCTCGCGCCACAAATTGCAGCGCAGGCCAAGGCGGCTGTCCTTGACGCTAAGAAACGGGGAGGCGGCTTTGGTGCCGCATTTGCATAATGGCAATTACATATCCGCTCGCACTCCCAACCCACACCGGCATCCGCTCGATCAACCTCCGGGCTGTTCAGACGGTCGGTATGACCATGAGTCCGTTCACATATAAGCAGCAAACGGTGGTCCACCCAGGTCAACGATGGGAGGCGGAGATTACGCTGCCTGCGATGCAACGGGCTAACGCAGAAGCATGGGTTGGTTGGTTGTTAAGTTTGCGTGGTCGATCAGGGACGTTCTTACTCGGCGACCCACTGGCAACGTCACCGCTTGGCAATGCCGGCGGGACACCTCGCGTGAATGGCGGGAGCCAAACCGGGTCCACTCTAATCATCGACGGCTGCACGGCCTCACAGTCCTCATATCTGGTCGCTGGGGACTACATCCAGATTGGTTCTGCGGCATCCAGCCAGCTATACAAAGTCACGCAGACAGCGGCCTCTGACGGCTCTGGGAACGCTACGCTAGAGATATGGCCGGAACTGCGATCTAGTCCAACTGATAACACTGCCATCACGGTTGATTCACCCAAAGGTCTTTTCCGCTTGTCCACCAACGAGGTTGACTGGTCGATAAACGAGGCGTCCATATTCGGCCTCACATTCCCGGCAGTCGAGGCCATCACATGAGCCGGTCGCTTGATGGACGGATGCTCGCGGCGATATCGGAA